GGACGCCTTACAGGAGTTTTTAAAACTCAATCAGACCACACTTGAAATTGTGCCTCTCTCCCGGCGCACTAAGAAAAAATCTTCGTGAAATCTTTGCTTGAACTTCTGCTTTTTTTATGACATCTTATAACGCGATGATTGTGCTTGACGAGAGACTGAACCTTGCGGGTTTTACAGAAGAAGATTGTTGCGTAGAATTTGACGTGGTAGCTTTGTCTTCAACTTGTATTGACCGCTCTTACGGCAAGCTTTGTTTCCCTGAAAAGGTGCTTGAAGCAAAAGCTCACACTCTAGTAGGGAAACCTGTGCTTTTGGATCACAAGTGGGAAGTTGGGAATATGGTCGGAGTTGTAGTGAAGGCGTGGTATGAGGACGGAAAAGTCTTTGCAAGGTTACGCATCCCAAAGCAAGGCAATGAAAGACTTATTGCCCTTCTTCAAATGTCTCCCAGCCCGATAAAAAGCGTATCAGCAGGTCTTATCGTCAGAACTGAAAAGGTTGAAGACAAATACATAGTGCAGGACTTGGAGTTCAAGGAGATAAGCTTTGTTTTTGAGGGTGCAGACAAAAACGCAAGAGTGCTAAACTCTCGTGATTGCGAATGTCAGAAGCTAGGTGTTTCCAACTGGTGGGATGACCCGGAACTAAGAGACAAAGCTCCAAAGTATTACTTCCTTGATCCAGAGAATAGGAAATACCCCTACCGCACTTGGGAGGGCGAAATCTCTTGCGACAGGCTTAAGGCAGCGATGAGTCTTGCATCTTTACATGGACATCATCACATCTATGCCAGAGCAAAAACTTTGTATGAAAACCATTGCAATAAAGGAGGTGCAAAACATGCTTGAGCACTTTGAAGCCATGACGAAAGAGGAGCTTATCTCAGCTATTGAGGCTTTACAAGCCAAGATTTCAGCCCTCGAGAAGGAAAACTCAGCCTTAAAAGAGCTTGCGGAGATAGGGCAGAAGTATATTGAGCATCTGAGGCGGGAAGCGACAAAGCTTATCAAACTAGTGGACGGAGAAAAAAGCCCATTGCTAAAACTCGTTGAGAAAGCGGATGTGGAGACTCTAAAAGAACTTGTAGACGAATATACCGAGAAAGCCAGAAAGGTCTATAAGCCATCAAGCCAGAGAGCCCAGCTTGAGCTTGAAAAACCTCTTGAAGAAATGAGTTATGCAGAGCTTAAAAAGCTTGCTGAAAAATTCGCCAAGGAGGTGTAAATCATGCCTGTCGTAACCGGAATAACTAACCCAGAGCTGTTTCCTCAGTATTACGAAAGAAAGCTTCTCGCTTACGTGAAGGAAAACCTCGTAGCTAACCGCTACGGGCAGAAGTTTAGCCTTCCTCGCAACAGTGGAAGGACTGCAGTTTTCACGGCTTTTGAACCTCTGCCTGTGAATACGACTCCCATCACCTTCCAGCCCACTCCCACCAGTGGAGCAAGCTTAGCTACAAGGCAGGTCTCCGTCACCGTGGAGGAATACGCAAACTACATTGACCTTGACGACTTTACCGACATCACAAGCTTTGTCCCTCTAATGGACAGAGCGGTAGATCTTCTTGCCTACAACGCACAGCAAACGCTTGATAGAATCGCCATGAACGAGCTAACATCTGGCACTAATGTTATCTACGCTGGGGGTGTTGCGTCAAGGGATGCTCTGGATGGCACAAAGAAGCTTACCAAAGCTGAGATAAGAAAAGCAGTTATTCAGCTTGAGAGGGCGAATATTCCAAAGTTCCCAGATGGCTACTATGTCTGCATTTTGCACCCGGACAAACTCCTTGATCTCTTCACGGACAGCGAACTAATCACGCTTTCGGTAGCTAGAAGAGACGCATTAGAAAAGGGCTATGTTGGAGAGTTCTTCGGAGTGAAGTTTGTTTCCACTACTGCGGTTCCTGTGGTGAAGAATACCGCAGGTCAAGATGTCTACATGACCATTGTGCTTGGTGATAATGCCTACGGAGTGGTGGATATAGACGGGAACACACTGCAGACCGTATATACCAACACGGACAAACTCGGAAGGGTCAAGACGGTGGGCTGGAGAGCATTTTACGCTGTGAAGAGACTTTATGAACAATCTATTGTGCGGATTGAAAGCAATTAAGGAGGCTTGCGATGAGGGTACTTGTTAAGGAGAAGGTGAAGATTTGGGTGAACGGTGAGGAGTTTGTTTTTGAGGCTGGAGTTCAGGATATGGATGATGACAAGGCAAGGATTCTGATTGAAGCAGGCTACGCTGAGAAGGTAGAGGAACCAGAGAAGCCTAAAAGGAAGGCTGAGCAATGATAACTCCAGCTGAAGTCAGAGAGTTCTTAAACGATAACACGTTGCCTGATGAAATTTTGCAAAATTGTATTGACCTTGCAGTGAATAGGGCTAAGAGATTGCTTGGAGTGGAAAACTTGCCTAACACTCCTGAGATAAGGAAAGCCTTAATCCTGCTTGCGGCGAGTGAGCTTGCGTCAAGTGTGAACCTCTACTGGAGACGGGCGGAAGACCATCAGACTATGAATGTAAAAAACCTGATAGCTGAGGCGGAGCGTCTGCTCAGGTTAGCCCCCAAAGGAGGAGCAGTGGTATGGATATAGAGGAACTCAAAAGATTTTTTGACGAGTTTCCGAAGAAACTTGCACAAGCCAGCGGGCTGGCCCTTACGAGGACAGCTGAAAAAATTCAGACGGACCTTTCAACAATCTTCAAAACGGAAGGTAGGTCTCATGGTGTGGACTGGAAAGACTTAGACCCTCGTTATCTTGCCTATAAGGTCAAAAAAGGCTTTTCTGAAAAGAAGCTGCATAGAACAACTACCCTTGCACAAAGCTTTACCTACAAGGTTCAGGACTGGAAGGCAGTAATCGGAACGCCCGTTCCTTATGCGGTGTATCACGAGACGGGAACCAGACGTGGAATCCCTCCACGCCCTTACATGCAACCTGTTGTAAAGAAGTTTTTGGAGGATAACCACTTCAAGAAAATCTTTGAAAGAAGTCTGAAGGAGGTGTTGTAGGATGTTGACCGAACTTGATGCACAGATTGGGGACGCTTTACAATCACTCGGGCTACCAATTCTCTCTAAAGTGGATAAGCCCACGGAGCTTTTTGCGAAACCTAAGATAACACCATGCGTTTGGTATATCATAGAGAAAGCGAGGTTTGAATCTGTTTCAAGCTTTGCCTTCTCGGTTGACTTTGATGTATCTGTGTTTCTTTTCTACAGAAGCTTAAGAGAAAAAGGGCAAGGAGCGTATGAGCTTTTAGAGCGGATTCTAAGTGCCTTAAGCCTTAAGACACAGTTTAACCTCATCCCTCAAGGGATTGAACTTTACTACCACGAAAGCGGAGAGTTTGCATTTCTTCTAAGCTTCAAAGGTAATGGTAGGTTTGTTGTCCCGCAGGAAGAAGAACCACTTACCACCCGCATAACTGTATACGAGGGTGAAGAGTTTGTTTCGGAGGTGTCCAAATGAGGTATAAGGTAAAGCTTACTTATCCTACCATTGTTGTTATTGAACAAAAAGAGTATCTTCTCTTCCCAGGTCATGAGGTTGAACTTCCTGATTCTGCCGAGGTGGTCAAAACTTATGAAGGGCTTGGCTACCTTGAACCTTTACCAGATAAACAAAAAACTAAGAAGGAGGTAAACGATGGCAGCAGCTAGCTACCTTCACGGCGTGGAAACGATAGAAATAGTAAAGGGGCCGGTTCCAGTCAGAGAGGTAAAATCTGCGGTTATCTTTCTGGTTGGAACTGCCCCCGTGCATCTGATAAAACCTACGGGCATTTCTGAAAGCGATTGGTATGAGCAAACGGTGAATAATCCCATCCTCGTCCTGAGAAGGGAAGACGGCATAACCTACTTTGGCGATGCTACTCCGGGCTACACAATCCCTTACGCCCTTGATGCTATCTTTGACCACGGAGGTTCAACGATTATCGTGGTGAATGTCTTTGACCCACGGAGGCATAAGAATTCAGACGGACAACCCGACCCTTCAACCGTCACTCCCGCCGACATCATAGGCACGTATGATCCTATAACGGGAAGAAGAACGGGATTAAGGCTAATTGATGAATTGTATAGTAGGTTCGGGTTTACCGCAAAACTGATACTATGCCCGGTCTATTGTGAGTCTCCGAGTGTTATGGCGGAGATGATAGCCCTCTGCGAAACTCATCGTGCTTTAGCTCTGATTGACGCCCCAGCCGGTCTAACTCCTCAACAGGTAATCAACGCAAGAGGAGCAGGTGGTCAATTGAACACTTCGGCTTATAGGGCGGTTATCTGCTACCCCCACCTCAAAGTTTATGATCCTGCCACCAACACCGAACGCCTTGAGCCTTTTAGCCAACGCTTAGCCGGAGTTATAGCCAAAGTAGACCATGAGGAAGGATACTGGTTTTCCCCCTCAAACCACGAAATATTGGGCATCATCGGAGTAGAACGCCCTATCACATGTGCTATAAACGACCCAAACACCGAGGCAAATCTTTTGAACGAAAACGGTATAGTCACGGTCTTTAACAGCTTTGGAACAGGCTATAGGGTGTGGGGCAACCGCTCCGCTGCGTGGCCAACTAAATCAGACCCAAAAAACTTTATCTCCGTCCGCAGAACTGCAGACATTATCGCAGAAAGCATAGAGTATGCAACTTTGCAGTTTTTAGACAAACCCATCACTGTGGCTATTGATGGGGTGCTTAGCATGGTCAACGCTTTCATCCGAACTCTCATCGGAAGAGGCGCCCTCGTAGACGGTAAATGCTACTTCCTAAAAGACAAAAACCCAGAGGTAAATCTCGCAAACGGACACCTTACCTTTACTTACGAGATAATGCCACCAACTCCAGCCGAACGCATAACCTTTGAACAGGTGATAAACATTGAACTTCTCAAAAAACTAATAGGAGGTTAAGCCATGCCGATTGAAGTAAGCAAAGTCTTCAACGCAAGGGTGTATATAGACGGCACGGACTTTATAGCTAAAGCTGAGGAAGTGGATCTTCCCAAGGTCAGGTTCAAGTTTGCCGACGCAAAGGCGCTTGGGTTATATGGAGAGATGGAGCTCCCCGCAGGGTTGGATAAACTTGAGGCAAGAATCAAATTCAACAGTATCTACGGTGACTTTATCGCCCTCGCCTCAAATCCATTTGTTTTGAGAGCTATCATCATCCGTGCTTCCAAGCAAGACTGGGACCAAAGAGGAGTAGCTCGGGAGGTCCCTGTTAAAGCAGAAATCAGAGGCTTTTTCAAGGAATTTGACACTGGGAAATTTAAAGCAAGGGATGCGGTAGAAGCGGAAGCCACCATCTCCGTCCTGTATTACAAACTTGAAGTTGATGGCCGAGATGTTGTAGAAGTG